CATATTTAATATAATTAAAAGTTTACGTGATTTAGCTGGATTAAGTACATTCAGTACATTTAGTTTCTTGTCTTCAAATGAGATAATAAATGCGGTATTTGACAGAGCTGATATTGTGTCAAAACCAATTATAGAATTAGATTTCTTTAATAAATCACAAACACTAGATCAATATATTAATTTAAATCTATTAAAATTTTTATGTGGAAAACCACGATTTATACATATAGATTTAGGACTAAAATTTGATAGTACAGGTATTGCATGTAGTTACCTAGAAGACTTTACTGAAACTAAAAGATTTGATCCAACTACTGGAAAAGAGTTAATTAGTAGAGAACCAGTATTTGTTACTGAATGGATAATGGAAGTTAGAGCTGTTCCTGGTCAAGAAGTTGCTATATATAAAATAAAAGACTTTATTATTGAAGCTAAGAAAATTGGTTATCCTATATATTCAGTAAGTACTGATGGATATCAATCTACTAATCTACGTCAAGATTTAACTATTGTTGGAATAAATACTGAATTAATAAGTTGTGATAGAACTAAAGACCCATATAACTTTCTACGTAATGCAATGCTTGAAGGAAGACATCATGCTCCTAATAGAGAAAAATTAGTTAAAGAATTTCGTGAATTAGATGAAAGTGATGATAAGTTTGATCATCCTCATGATGGTACTAAAGATTTAGCTGATGCAGTGTGTGGAAGTGTTTGGAATTGTTCTAAGAATCTTAATAAAGCTGGTACTGTTAATAGTATTGAATTACTTAAATCAATAGACTCTTTATTTAAACAATCTGGTTCAAATGAATCACAATTTAAATCAATTATTGAAACAATGATTAAAGGTAATCAAAATGACAACTAAAGCTGGTAAAATACTAGAGTCTTTTGGAAGAATTACAGCATTAAGAAAAGGTATAATTAAAGAATCATTAGATTTTGGTAAAGATGATGATGGTAAATGGTATGTTTATGAAGGCAATAAGCAAATAGATGGACCATTTGAAACTGAACAAGAAGCAAAAGATTCTAAAAATAAGTTAAATACTAAAGATTCTTCTGAATCATTTAAAAAGTCTAAAATTTGTGAAGAAGATAATGAAGTTAAAATCGCTAATCTAAAATTGCAAATAGCTAAATTAGAAGATCAAATTAAAGACTTAGAAAAACCAAATACTCAAGCAGCAGATTAAGGTAATCAAAATGGCAACTAAAGCAAGTAAAGTATTAGAATCTTTTGGAAGAATTACAGCATTAAGAAAAGAACTAATTAATGAATCTTCAGATATTAAAGTTGGTGATAAAGTTAAAGATGAAGATGGAGAGTATACAATTATTAAAGGTTCATCTAAAACAGAACAACTGATTGGAAAAGATTCAGAAGGTAATGAAGTAAGATTAAGACCTAATAAAGTTCAAAAAATTAATGAATCTAAATCAAAATCTTTTACAGCAGAAGAAATTCTAAGTGTTTTAGATAGACAAGATTTTGAAGATTTTAATCAAGAGATATTAGGACCTTTTTTACGTGGTGATGAAGAAGGTGATGAGGACAAGAAAAAAGAAGAAATTCTTAAAGAAATAGAAAAACTCTTCAGAATATAATAAAGTTTTGAGGTACTACAATTTGCGCGAATTGTATTGAGGTAAGAGTCACATTCTTACCTCCCTCATTTTTACTTAATGTGACTAAGGTATATAAATGAGAAATAAAAGAAATACACAGAAACCAGCTCCAGTACAGGAAAGCGTTAAATCTGATGTAATGGCATCAACAGCATTAACTCAAGTAGTTAATGATATGGCCAATTATAGACATCAAGATCATTTTTATTCATTAGTTAGCCATATAACTAATACATTATCAACCACTCTAGCAACTAGAGAATTCTATTTTAATGAGTTAAATAACTATAGAAATAATTGGCTAACTAATGGAATATATGATGTAATAGCAAATGATGTATTTGTTGACACTGGTGAACTAGATTTTTTATCAGTAAAATGTGATAAATATCCAGAAGTAGAAGTAGAGTTAACTAAGTTATTTAAAAGACTAAATTTTAGCTCACTATTAATGAGTATATTCCCTGAGATTGTTCATAATGGCTCTTATTATTTAAGACCTATTATAAAACCAGGCAGAGGAATCATTGACATAATCGATAATCTTGAACCTCGTGCAGTTATACCAATTGCCGATAGTAAAGGTCTTCCATTAATGTTTTTCGTTTCTAATCATGTTAATAATAGACCATCTAATGTAAATGGTATTTCAGGTGCTACTTACGTTCAAACTGAAAATTACTCTAGTAAAACTGCTTATGAATATTATAACATATCTGAAATAATACAATTCTCATTGGACTTGTCATTTATTAAATTAACTATTCCAGATAGACTAGGTAATCATTTAAAAAGAAAAGCTCCAGATGATTTAGCTAAATCACTGTTACCACAAACTTTTAAATTACGTACATCTCAATCATTAATTTGGCCTGTAATAGATAAATTAAAAGAAGTATTATTATTAGATAGATTAGGAGTATATCGAGATATTGGTTCTATTATGACACCTAATCTCGTAGGTATACCTATACCTGAAGTGTTTGATCCAGAACAAGCAATTGCTATAGTTAAGAAATATGATGAATTATTAAATAGTAATGTTAGTAAATTAAATAATACTCAAAATATTGAGATAACTTTACAAGAATTAGCTTCAGTAAAAGTTGTTCCAGTAATAGGTGATAAATCTACACCATCTGTAATGGATGTTGGTAGATCAGTACCAATTTCTTCTCCAGAAACTCTAGCTTCAAGTATTGATAGACTGCTTAATTCTATTGGAATACCAAGTGAATTATTTAGTACACTAGAAAATGCTAGTGCTGATCCAAAAGATAGTTTAAAACGTAATATTAGATATGCTAAGAAAATAAAAAGAATACAGAAAAATATATCTAGAACTATTACTTTTATTTGTTTGCTACATATTAGTCAAGTATTCCCAAAACTAAATGTAACTGAAGATGACTTAAATGTTCAATTAAAAAATAATACTAATGTTGATGAGCTAGAGAATCAGGAGGCTACTGATCTAATGGTTTCATCTATTAGTAGCGTAAAAGACCTAGTAGAAAATTTAACTGAGCTTACTGCTAAATCTTCATTTGAAATAGATACAGATGAACTAATTAAAAATATTCAAGCAAGCTTCATTTCAGTAGGATCAAAATATCACAACATATTTAAGAAAAGAGAAACTCCTACTACCACGACATTTACAAATGAAAATAATGAAAATGTCGATGAAGTAAGAAGTGGAGCCAATTTAGATACATCTGAAGATGAACAATTAAGCAATCCCGATTATTAATAGGACTAATATAATGTCAATAAAAAGTTATAAAGAATCTTTACAAAAAGCTAGAAAAGTTATGGAATCAGCTGCCACAACTTATGAACTTACTACTGAAACAAAACCTCTTACTAAATTTAGTATTCCTTCTGATCGTATCCAATTTGGAATGTTAGTATTTAAACTACGTAGCTTAGGTCAAGCAGGTCTTCAAGTTTCTGATAATGGATCTACTTATTCAATTGAAACTAATAATCCTACTCAAGTAGTACAAGTACTTAAATTACTTGGATTAGAAGCAGACATTGAAGGTAATACCGAAGATAATGTATCTCAATCTTTTAAAGTTGAATTACAATCTGGTTCTAATAATGGAACTATTGGTGAAGCTAAAAGAAAATCTATTAAAGAATCTAAAACTATTTCAGAAACTTTCGCGAAAAGATTAAGTAATTCACTTAGTAAGCTAGTGAAGTTAGGAGGCTAAGTGTCTGAAAATAAATTTATAGACTATCAGATTTGGGAAAGTAAAGTAGATAATCCTTTTAAAATTATTGAAGAGTTTGATGAACAATCTGGTCTTGTTGATGGTAAATTTATTTTAGCAAGAGTTGAAGGTCCAGCGTTTTTCCCAGAAACAGTAAGTAGAAACAATATATTTTATTCTTTAGCAGCATGGGAAAATGCTGTTGAAGACGATGAATTTCAAAAAAGACTAGCAGACGGATTAGTTTTCGGTACTATTGGTCATGACTCTGAACTAGATGATAATGATATTCGTGATGGAAAATTCTCACATAAAACTACTAAAGTCTGGATTGAAGATGGTGAAGGAAGAGCTGAATATTTAATATATGGAACTGAGCCAGGTAAAAGACTAAATATGTTACTTAGGACTGGTAGCAAATTAAGAGTATCTACTAAAGCAGAAGGATTTTTTCAAAAGCATCCTGGTAATTCTGGTACTAAAGCTGTTATTCCAGAGAATTTCAGATTAGATCGTATTGACTTTGTAATCGATCCAGGATACCATGAAGCTTTACCATCAGTAGTAGAATCATTATCAGAAGATAATCAAACAACTAATTTTATTAAAAAAGGTAATACAATGAGTGACATTAACGAAAATTATAGTAAAGTTGAAAAGATACTTGAATCTCGTATTGATGAATTAAAATCAGAAAAATCTATTTCTGAATCTGTAGCTAAAGACTTGCAAGTTAGACTGAGTGAAATTAATGAAGCTCATTCTGCCGTAAAAAATAAACTTGCTATTTATGAAAGTATTGGTACAGCTGCTGCTATTCAAGAAGTATATGCTCTATTAGCTCAATATGAACAAATTGGTTCACCACAACATATTCGTGAAGCTTTGGAAGAAGGTGAAGAAGTTGTTAATGATCTAACTGGTACTATTGAAGATTTACAATCAAAAATTGATGACGATGATGATAAAGGATCATTGGAAAGTAATGAAGAATATGAAGAACTAGGTCAACCAGGTGATATTAAAGCTGCACTTGATCAAGCATTGGTTGCTATTGATGAGTTAAAAGAATATAAAGAACTTGGATCACTTGAAGAAATTCAACAACTTATTGACAAATCTGGAGAAATGGCTGAAGACATGGAATCAGAAGAAAATAAAAAAGTTGCTGAAAAATTTGGTGTTGATGAATCAGTAATTAATGATCTACTTGAAAAAGGTTTTGATTTAGATGATATTGAATCATTATTAGGAAAAATTAAAGAGCCTGCTTCTGATGTAACAGAAGACGACGATGAAGAAGAAGAAGAAACTACTGATGCAGATGCATTGGATGGTGGTAAAACTGAAGAAGATGATGATTTGGATACTATTCACAATGTACCAGAATCAAAAAGTTCTAAAGCTTTATCTAAATTAATAAATAGTCAACGTCCTTCAACTATTTCAGAATCAAAATCAACTAGACCTGGAAAAGATAAACCTCTAGTAGCTCGTTTAATGAATCAAAGATAATATTTATAAAACTTTTTTAGGAAATAAAAATGGCTCCAAAAATCGATAAACCACGTAAAAACAAACAACCTACTTCATTTAAAACTATTTCTAATAGTACAGTTAAAACTTTGGCTCAAATTAATGAGTCGTCTATAGATGATCAAGCTAATATTTATGTAGAGAAATATCCAGATCAAATGGATATATACGAGTCATACTCAGCTAAAGCTAAAGTAAACGAATCTATCTCTGCATATGAGATGGTGGCTATGGGTCAACAGTTAGATCAGTTTACTAACTACCAATCATTTACTGAATCACAAGGTACTTTGGGTTCATTAGGTGCTATTCCACAAATTGCATTAGATGTTATCACAGCTTCTGTTGGTGCATCTGTACTTCCTTTGCTTGCATCTATTCAGCCCATGGCTGAGGAGCATGGAATTGTCTATTACAAATCTATTAAAGCAATGCAAGCTGATGGTGGTTATAATAATGGTGATATTATAACCAGCCCATTGCAACGTGATAATGTTGGTAATGGTACTCTTGGTGCTAATCGCCAATTGGTTCAACTTGGTTCTGCTACGGTATCTGGTACTTTAACTTATTCTGGTACAATACCAAGTGTTCCTTTACGTCCTTACCGTATGACTTTTAACGTTACTGGTGTTGGCGCAGGTCAAGACGATGGTAATGGTAATATTCTTGGCTTTGGTTATAGTGGCACTATTAACTACACTAGTGGTGCATGGTCTATTACTTTTGCTTCCAACCCAGGTAATGGTAAACTGATTCAATCAATTTATGATATTGATGTTGATGGCACTTCACAAATTGATTTGATTCAAGGTTCTTTACTTACTAAAGATATTCGTGCTCAAATCTGGGCATTATCAGCTAACGTAGGCGCATTTGCTAATTTCGCGTTTAGTCAACGTTTTGGTCGTTCAGCTATTGATGAAGTTGCGGCTGATTTGACTAATGAAATTACACGTACTCTTAATACCGCAGCTATTAATGCTATTTTGGGTAATATTCCAGTAGGTGCTTATGATACTTGGAATCCAAAACCTGCAGCTGGATTGTCATATGCAGAACAAAAATTAACCTTTATTGATGGTATTGCAGCTGCTGAAGCTCGCTTGCATTTCAATAGTGGTGCATCTACTGCTAACCGTTATATCGCTGGTAAATCTGCAGCTGCTATTCTCCGTGGGATGCCCGACTTTCAGCTGGCTCCAGATGCTGCTGCAGTTTCTGTTGGTTTATATGGTTTCTATGATGGTATTCCGGTTGTACGTGCTACTACTGTTGTTCCAGATAATTACTTGGTATTGCTAAGCAATTCTGGTAATTACTTTAATGCGCCTTTAGCATATGCTCCATTTATGCCTCTGATGGTTACTAACACAGTTCAAAGTCCTAGTAACCCATTCAAAACTACTACAGCTGCTGCTACCTGGGCTGGATTAGCTGCTCTAAATGGAAACCTTTCAACTATTCTGGATTTAACTCCAGTATAAGTGAAATAAACCTTTACAAGACTCCAAACCTTGTAAAGTTAAAAGTAGTACCTTTATAC